ATCTCAGTTTTTATAGCAGATAATTCTTCATTTACTATGTTTCTCAATTTAGCTGTTGAATTAACTGAGGTTATAAATTCTCTAAGAATTCTTTTTTGAGACGGTAATAAGTCTTTATACTTATCGTTAAACTTCTCTAATAAGATTTTAAATGTAAGTAATTTAAGATCTTTATCGTATTTAGCATACTCTTCTATTAAAGTATCCTTTACATCATCACTATCTTGTTTTTTATACGTTAAGTGCTCTAAAAGTGTAGATTTAAAGTTAACAAGTAAATTAGGGTCTACTAGTTCATCGTTATTCTGTGCTTCTAATAAACAATATAAAGAAGCTAAAGCTTTATAGTCTTGAGTTTGTATACCGAAAAATTCATCTAAGTTGTATGATTCTTTTATATCAGATATAAGAGCATACTTTTGTTTCTTAAGTGTTTTAGTATCTAACTTCCTAGATATTTCTGTTATAGTAGAAAGTATTGATTCTGCTTTATTTTGTCCTACGCCTTTGTTTTTGAGAATAAACTCATATAGTTTAAACTCTTTTACAAGCGCTGTTTTACCAGTGAAGTGCTTTTTAAGTATATTCAATGCAGAAGAGTCCTTTTTAGATAAGGTATCGGCTGCTATTTGTTTAACTAGCAATTCAAAGATAAGACCTGTATTTCGAAATTTTGAGTGTTTTACTTTCATTCTACACGTTTACTATTATAAATATGGGTTAATTACCTAAATCTTTGATGTTGTCTTCTTTTAACATATCTGCCTCTTTTTCTGGTGCAGCATCAAATACAATATTTTTCAGCATATCCTTATTTTTATAATAAACTGCTTTTGTTTTATTCGTTTCCATAACGTTTTCATTATCGGAAGGATAGCCGCCTTTCATACCATGTTGACCTAGAGGATCTCTTCCTCCTAATCCATCATTAGTACCGTAGACAGAAGCTTTTTCTGTTGGTCTACCACCTTCAGGCCCTGGCTGACCCCATTCAGGTTCTGTCTCTGAGTATCCTTTTGGTAGGCTAGCAGGCTCTCCTCCCTTAGGAGTTGCCACTGAACGTCTACCATACATAGATGCTAAGTCATGAGGTGTACCGTAAGTCATTCCAGATTTAGCAGGGTCATTTCCTTCTGCTTCGATTTGAGCTAATCTAAATTTACGTTTAGTATCTTCTCTAACTAAATCTCTCATTTCATTATAAGTATCTTCA